AGTGCAAGACCGAGCCGCACAGCCCCGGTCGGCCGCGGTGCGAGAAGTGCCATACGAAATTCAGAAGGGGTGAGTGATGGCAACCGATCCGCTATTCGCGGCGGCACAGCTGCTCGAATCGCGTGGCTACGCAGTGGTAGAGCAGCTGGAACCATGCGGGATCAACGGCGTTGACAACACCGTCTGGTCTCACCATCCGCACTACATCGAGCAAGAATTCAACGGCGACCTGATCATTGACGACCGAATCAGCTTCGCCGCAGCCGACTTGCGTGCCCTCGCGGAGATATTCGCCGCTGCCGCGAAGCGTGCCGAAGAGGTGCGCTGATGGCCGAGAGCTTCATTCTTGAAATTGATTGGGAAGACCGCCCCAACCTCCCACGTCTAGTGGGTCCGTTCAAGGACCGAACGGAGGCCCACGAGTGGGCAGCGCTCAACGTAGTCAACGGTTCATGGACGGCGCGTTCACTGACCTACCCCTATCTGCGGAGCACTGACCATGCCTGAGCGAATCCAGCGCAAGCGCACCGCGGGCTGGCGCATGCCCGAGGGGGCTATCTACGTCGGGCGGCCGAGCCGGTGGGGTAATCCGTACGCGCCCGATCTGTACCGAGCGGACTACCCCGAAGCGGACGCGCACGAGTTGCGCTACATGGCCACGAGCGACTTTGAAGGACTCGTGACGGGTCGCTGGGACCGGTTCGACCACGTCGACGTGCCGAGCTATCCCCGCGCCGAAATCGCCCGCCTGCGCGGCCGCGACCTGGCGTGCTGGTGCCCGCTCGACCAGCCGTGCCACGCCGACGTGCTACTCGAAATCGCAAACACCAAGGAGGGCGCGGAAACTCGTGGCTGAGTACGGAAAGTTGTTCGCCCGGATCTGGTCTGACGGCCAGTTCACCCAGCTCGACGCACGCGAGCAACAGGTGTACGCGCTGCTGATCTCATTCAGCACCCGAAACCTGGCCGGCGTGCTGCCATTGACGCTCAAGCGGTGGGCCAACGCGACCGCCGACGCCTCAATCGAGAATGTCACCCGCGCCTTGGAAGGGCTTTCAGCAAAGACCTTTGTCGTAGTCGATTGGGACACCGAGGAACTGCTCGTGCGGACGTTCATCCGCAACGACGAGGTGTATCGGCAGCCGAACCTGATGAAAGCTGCACTCAAATTCGCCTCCCAAGTCGAGTCCCACACTCTCCGTTGGGCGCTTCACGACGAGCTTTTACGCCTCCCGGACCACAAGGACGCCGCCAAGACCACCGAGACGGCATACGCACTGGTAGAAGGGCTTTCGCGAACCCCTACCGAACCCTTAACGGAACCCTTCGCCGAAGGGTTACCGAAACCCCCTGGTGTAGGTGTTAGTTACGTAGGTAAGGGGAACACCAGCACCCACAACGAACACCAAGCACCTACACCGGCAGCGGTGGCCATCGCCGAACCCGTCGACGCCGAGAGCGCCACCCCCGGCGCCGATCTCGTCCGGGCCATCATCCCGCGCGAACACCCCGACGCGGTTAAGACCGCGCTCCGCATCCGAGCAAGCGAACTGCTACGCAACGGCACCCCCAAGGCCACCGTCGACGCCGCCCTAAGGCTCTGGCTCACCAAGCCGAACCTCGGGCCGAACACGCTCGCCTCGCTCGTCTCGGAAGTCATCAAGAGCCGCGCAGCGCCACACCCCAACGCGCCCAAGGGTGCCAGCGCTGCCGACACCAAGGTCAACGACTGGCTCGCCCTCGCCAACCCCACCGACACCGACACCCGAAAGGCACTCGAATGAGCGACTACCTGAGCACCGCCGCCAAGGCCCTGGCCAAGTGCGCCGCATACGACCCATGGTTCCCCAAGGCCGCGCAATCCACCGTCGCAGCGTGGGCCGAGGCCATCGCCGAGTACCAGCTCGCCGAAGCCGACGTACTCGACGGCGTGAAAATCGCATATCGAGACAACGGATCTGGCTTCAAACCGCTCCCACGCGACATCGTGCAAGCCGCTCGTGAAGTACGCCGCCAACGCACCGAGCTTGAGCCTCGCGAGGAGCGAGAGGCCCGGGAGGACCGGCTCGACGCGCGGCCGGTGCTCGCGAACCACCGCACCGAGATCACCCAATTCGCGAGCACGTTCGGAGCCATCCGGTGAGCGAGCACCCGCGCCCGTACGTCCCGCGACGACCACGCCCCAGCGCTGCACGCGGCCCCGTCATCGCCGCCTACGCCGACAAGATCGACTACCCGTGCGAGAACTGCGGGGCCGAGCCAAACGGCTGGTGCAAGACCCCACACGGCACCGACGCAATCGCGCCGTGCCTCACCCGCGGCTCGAAAGTTGGTGTGCGATGAGCTTTGAGGCCAAATTCCGGGGACGATGCGGTGACTGCGACGGCGAGATTCGCCCCGACGACGAGGTGCGGTACACGTACCCAGAGCGCGAGCTCGTGCACGATCGATGCCCTATCGAGTCGGGACCAACCGAAGTCTGCCCGGATTGCTGGACCATTCACGCCGGAGAGTGCGCATGACCGTCGTCCTCGGCATCGATCCGAGCTTGCGCAATACCGGACTGGCCGTGCTGCGCGACGGTGTGCCCGTCGCGCTGCACTCGATCGGATACGGCGGACACGACGGCGATTCGTACGCCACCCGCAGCCGCCGAGTGCGCGCCGTGTGCCGATCGGTCATCGAATGGGCACTACGCGACGGCCCGCCGGATCTCGCCGTCATCGAGGGGCCCGCCTACGGCCAATTCCTGCCGTCGACGTTCGACCGCAGCGGCCTATGGCACGGCCTGTACGGCGCCCTGGACGCCAAGAAGGTGCCCATCGCGGTCGTTCCACCGCAGACCCGCGCTAAGTGGGCTACGGGCAGTGGCAGGGCCGAAAAGAAGGTCGTTGAGGCCACCGTGCAGGCATGGTTCCCCGGAACCGTTATCCGCAACGACGACATCGCCGACGCCACGGTCCTCGCGCTCATGGGCTCGGTCCGGTTCGGGGCGCCCATGCCGCCGACGGTTCGCGAACGCTTGGAGTCGATGAAGAAGATTCACCAGCCAGCAACCGGCAAGGACGGACGCACCGTCTGCACATCCTGCCGCCCAGTTGTGCGTTGGCCGTGCATCACCGCCCAGTACGCCTACACGACAGTGGAATTGGAGCGATTGGAGGCAGCGGCATGGCCGAAGTGAGCGACCTCGCCACGCTGGAGACCGAAGTGGCGGTCGAGTACTTCGCCCTGGTCGCCGAACGCACGCCGGGTGATCCGTTCAACCCGCTGACGACGAAGTGGCTCCGGGTTGACCGCCCGGGTTTCCCTCTGGTCGCTTTCGAGATGCAATTCCCGCGTGAGCAGTGGGCGGTGTTGCCGACACGTCGCAAGGTCACGCTCCTGCTGATGCGCAGGGCAATTGAGTTGATTCGCCAGCTGCCCGATGACGACCCGAGGGCCTCCGATCTGTACATACAGGTGGGGTTCCTGTTTATGTACGGCGGAAAGGTGCGTGTGGCCTGATGACCAAGTGCCGCAAGTGCTCTCAGAAATGCGATCAGAGCGGACATGAGCGCTGGCTGCCCGTTGTAGGACTTGAGGGATTCGTCGAGGTTTCAGACCATGGACGATTGCGCAGTCTCGATCGCGTGATTCACCTCCCCGCTTCGGGTGCCAAGTCGCCACATCAACGCATCCATCGAGGGAAGATCCTCGCGCAGACCAAACATTCAGCCGGATACATGTACGTGACAATTTCCGGCGGGGGGAAATTGTTGCGCAACAGAAAGGTCCACCACCTCGTGCTGGAGGCTTTCATGGGAGCCCGGCCCGAAGGTATGGAATGTCGCCATCTCAACGACATCGCCGACGACAATCACGTCGAGAATCTGCGTTGGGGAACCCGATCGGAAAACATCGAAGACAGGGTGAACAACGGCGGGGGCCTGAAAACGCATTGCATCCATGGCCACGAGTACACGCCGGAGAACACGGTCATTCTCCGAAATCCTAAAGGTGCCAAACGGTGTCGCACATGCACGAATGAGCGGAGGGCGCGCCGATGACGAGATGCCGGAAATGTTCCGCAAGGGCTGAGTTATTTTTGTGCGGCGATTGCATCGACCAGCTACAGGAACACCTCACCGAAATCGCCTGGCTGATAGGCGAACTAGAGATCACTCTCACCGGGCAAGACGTGCTCACCACCGGATCGGTTGGGCAATCCAGCGAGGAACCCAGCCCGATCAGGTTCGACTCGCAGGGTAATCCGAATACCATCGCCGACCAGACGTGCAACGCGGTCACCACGTGGGTACGTGACCTGTGCGAAACGCGTGGCATCACGTTCGAGCCCGTGCGCGTTGTCCCGCTCGACTTCATCGGACCTTTACCCGATGAACGCTGGCGCCGACTCCCCCGGCGATATCAGCCCACCGCGGCCGACGCCGCCGAATGGCTCGCTGAGCACGTCCACGCCATCGCGGCCGACGCCGGGGCCGCGCGGTGTTTCAAGGAAATGGCAGACCTGCGTGCCAGTGCCCTGCGCATGATCAACCGGCCCGATCGCCATTTCGCCGGACCCTGCCCAACCATCAAGGCGTACTCACGCACCGGCAAGGCCATCGAGTGCGGCAAGTTCTTATACGCCGCGACCGACGAGCGCAGCATCACGTGCTCCGCGTGCAAGCAGCCGGTCGACGTGCAGCGCAACCGTCAACGCGCATGGCGCGAGGGCGACCGTCTCACAGAGCGGATCCTGCTCAAGCGGCTCAAGGACATCGAGGAACCCGTCTCGGAGCGCCAGCTCTACCGGTGGCTCAGGCAGCGCAAGCTCTCCCCCGTCGGTTGGCTGCACAAGGGCGTGTTCGTCGAGCACTACATCCTGCGCGGAGACCCGCGGGTGTTCAGCCTGCGCGCAGTGCGTCAGCTGCGCGCCGCCGAACTGAAAGCGGGACAGCTCGAGACCCCGGATGCAACATCGGCGGTAGAAATTCTCCACGAAATGTTGCAAACCGAATCGGCAACCGACGACCAGTCCGAGCAGGAGTCGCGGTACCGGCGCTTCTCGCGCACGTATGGGCAGTCGGCGGCCGAGGCGGAACACGAGGCCGCAGAAGCGGATCAGGACGGGCCGGAAACGGAACAACGGGAGGCAATAGCGTGAGCGAGGGCAAGGAAATGAAAGTCACCATGGTTCCCACCGAAGGTGGCGGGAGGACGCCAGTGCCGAAGCTCAATCAGTCTTGGTCCGACCTGATGAAGCTGCAATGGCTAGCGGCGTTGGTGAGCGGCGAGACTGGCCTGACCCTCACGGTCGGCAAGGCTCGGTACTGGCGCGGTGGAATTCCACAGCGTGGGTACTACTCGATCGCCTTGCGGTACGGACGCACGTCGTCGTCATGCGGGCCCTACGACTATGGCTCGGCGTGGGTCTACCTGAACGGTATCCAAGCTGGCGCTACCGCTGTCGGTGGCCAGTAGTACAACCGGCAGATGGCACGCCCGCCGCGCGATCGGTTCCCCAACGCGTACGTCGGTGACCTGGTGCCCAACGGCGACGGCTGGACCATCGTCAGTCCGCTCTACTGCCCGAACTGGCACAGCGTTGACGAACCCGGCTGGACTCGGCGTTGCCGACCCTGCGAATGCGACGGCAATCACCACATGTGGACGTGCCATTGCGGCGCGACCGTCTACGCGCCCAAGCTCGGCGCCGAATGCCGGATCCTCGACGGACCGGTGTCGTCATACGAGGCGCGACGCGATGTGACATAAGGCGCGAAAGTTATTCAGCCGAATGTCACACGCCACGCCTGCCACTCGCGTTCCTTGCGTAACACACCTTGACCTGCGACGATTGGAACTGTCGCAAGTGAACCCTGCCCAAAAAACCCCGGCCTAGCTGGGGTTTTGTCATTTAGGGGGTCTCGTGAGCAAGGCATGGTCAGGCGGGTCGACCCGCAAAGCGCGAGAGTTCCGAGACGACATCCTCGATCGAGATCAGCGCCGCTGCCGACTGCAATACGAACACTGCACCGGGCATGCGGACGAGGTGCACCACCTCGACGGCAAGGCGAACGGCGACAACCCCGAGCGTTCGGTTGCGGCATGTCGTCGCTGCCACACACGAGACACCAGGCAGCAAACAATTGCAGCGATGGCCAAGCGGCCAAGCGCCAAGCGGCCCGTCGGTCGCCATCCCGGCCTACTGTGAACACAAGCCTCTGACCTGCGTAAACAGACCCCCACCCGGGGAGCCCTCCCCGGCCTGACCTGGACATCCCCACGCTCTGTCGCTGGCGGTCTGTACGGGTCTGGCCTGATTTCCACCCACGCCCGACATGGGCACGTGCAGCAAACATCGTTCCCGACATGGGAGGTAGCTAGACATGGCCGGTAAAGGTCCAGCCCGAAAGCCTGACGACCAGCGCGCCCGGCGCAATGACGACGGTGTGCCGGTGCGCGTCATCGACGCCACGCGCGGCAAGCAACCAGCGCTGCCCGCGATCTATGAGACCAACCCCGCGACCGGCCGCAAGCGCCGCGCCGCGTGGCCGGCCGAGACTAAGAACTGGTGGCAGATGTGGGCCGAGAGCCCGCTCGCCACGGAGTTCACCAACACCGATTGGGCCGAGCTCGTCACGACCGCGCGACTCCACGCCGCGGTGGTCAACGGTGAGCTGAAATACGCCACAGAGCTGCGGTTACGGGTCGCTAAGTTTGGTGCGACGCCGGAGGATCGGCTACGCCTGCGCATCACGTACGCGTTCGACCGTCCACCCGAGCCTGCTACCGAGACGACACAGGCGGCCCGCGGCACCGATCGATACCGCGGGCTGCGCGCCGTCGGCCAGTCGCCAGCCTAAATGTCATGGCGCGGACCCGAGTTTGACGGCGAGCTGCCGACACTCGGGTTCATCTTCCTGGACTGGTGCTACGACAACCTCGTAGTGCCCGACGGTCCACTCGCCGGCGAGCCGCTCATCATGACTCCGGATCAGGCGCAGTTCTGGCTGGACTTCTACGTGCTCGACCCGATCACCGGCAACCGAGTCGTCCGGCGCGCAGTGATGTCGCGAGCCAAGGGCTACGGCAAGTCACCGAGCATGGCGGCGTACGCGATATTCGAGGCGATCGGGCCCGCGGTGCCCGCGGGCTGGGATGCCAACGGCGAGCCGGTCGGCGCGCCTTGGCGTGAGTTCGGATTCAAGCCCAAGGTGCAGATTCTCGGCGTCTCTGAGGATCAGACGGCCAACACATGGGATCCGCTGCTCGACATGATTCGCAACGGCCCCTTGGTCAATGAGCCGGGCGTCGAGGCGATGGAGACATTCGTCAACGTGCCTCGGGGTCGCATCGAGGCGGTCACGAGCTCGGCGACATCGCGTGAGGGGTTCCGGCCCGTCGCCGCGGCATTCGACCAAACCGAGTCCTATGTGCAATCCAACGGTGGCAAGCGTCTGGCCGCCGCGGTGCGACGGAACCTGACCAAGACCGGCGGCACGTCGATTGAGACCCCGAACGCATTTCGGCCCGGACAGGGCAGCGTCGCCGAGGACTCTCACAAGGCATGGAAGCTGCAGCAGGAAGGCAAGCTGCGCAACAACGATGCCGGTATCTATTTCAACCATCGCGAGATGCCGCCGGACACGGATATCACCGACCGCGACTCGCTATGGGAGGGACTGCGGTACGCGTACGGCTGCTCGGCGAACGCGCCGTGTGCCCTCGCTGATCGAGGCGACCATCCACCGCATGAGCCGGGATGGGTCAACCTTGATCGCGTCATCGCCGACTTCTGGGATCCGGCCACCGAGGAATCCGATGCCCGCATGTACTTCGGTAATCAGATCACCAGCGCCTCGGATGCGTGGGTCACCTCGCAGGAATGGCTGGCGCGTGGCCCACTGCGCGACGGCGCACCTCGAGTAATTGATCCGCGCGAGCCGATCGTGCTCGGGTTCGACGGCTCGCGCTCGCGCGTGAAGGGCAAGGCTGACGCGACAGGGCTTGTTGCGGTGACCGTCCGCGACGGTCACGCGTTCGACGAGCCCTCGTGGACGTGGGAGCAGCCGGACCACGCCACGGACTGGGAAGTGCCGGCCGTCGAGATCAACGCCACCGTGCGTGAGTGCTTCAAACGCTTCAACGTCGTTGGTTTCTACGCCGACCCGGCCCGCTGGGAGTCCTACATCGCCGACTGGGAAGCCGCATTCGGCGCGAAGCTCAAAATCAAGGCCACCGTCAAACATCCCATCGCGTGGTGGATGACCGGCGCGCGCGGGGTTGTGGTCGCCAAGGCCATCGCGCAGCTGCACACGGCGATCGTGAATGGCGAGATGACACACAACGGCTCGGCCGCGCTGACTCGGCACGTGCTCAACGCGCGCAACAAGGTCCGCGGCGACCAAGTACACATCGGGAAAGAGTTTCCCGACTCGGTCAACAAAATCGACAAGGCAGTAGCGCTAGTCATGGCATGGCAGGCCCGCATGGATGCGGTAGCTGCCGGCCTGGCCGAGGTCAAGAAACGGCAAGCGCCACGCAGAATCTACTGAACAGGAGCCCTGATACATGTCGCTGACTCCTGACGAATGGCTGTACCGGCTCGCGCTACAGATGGACGACCGCCGCAGTCGTATCGACACGCTGCGCTCGTACATGGACGGCAACGCACCGCTTCCCGAGGGTGCGGAGAACTGCCGGGAGGCGTACCAGAAGTTCCAGCGCAAGGCGCGCACCAACTTCGGCGAGCTCGTCGTCGATGCCGTCGCCGAGCGTATGTGCCCGATCGGGTTTCAAGTGGCCGGCGCAGACAGCAAAGAGGCGTGGGCGATCTGGAAGCGCAACCGCATGCGGGTCAAGAGCTTTGACCTATTCCGCGACATGCTCGGTCTCTCCGCGGGCTACCTCATGCTCTCGCCGTCGTCTTCCCGGGGCACGATCATCACCCAAGAGCGCCCCGAGCAGGCCATCACCGAGTCTGATCCCACGCTGCCCGAGGTGGTGCGTGCCGGACTCAAGATCTACCGCGACGGACCGCTCAAGCATGACTTCGCGTTCCTGCATCTGCCGGGCATGGTGTTCAAGTTCAAGCGCCCGGCGATGGATGACAACGGTTTGTTCAAACAGCTGCCGTACGCCACGACTGGCTGGGAACCGGTCAGCGAGGAATCGAGCGGACTGTCGTTCGTGCCGATGTACCCGTTTGAGAACCGCGAGCGCCGAGGCGAATTCGAGACGCATCTCGACGTGCTCGACCGGATCAACTGGGGAATCCTCCAGCGGCTCGTCATTACGGCCATGCAGGCATACCGGCAACGCGGATTCAAGGGCGATCTACCTACCGAGGATGACGACGGCAA